TCGATGTACCTCCAAGCGTGCCTCCCACCATCGCATCGAGCTTGCAGGAGTTGTCATACGACGAGGTCAGATTCTCCCACAGGTACAGCCACTCTCCATAGTGGGTGTCGATGATCTGTCCGCCGATCTCCACCTCAAGCTTCTTGAGAAGCGCATACCCCAGGCGACGCTGGGCATCGCCAGTCCAGAGAACGTCCGTGGCGAGTCCACCCGTGGCTGCAGTTGTGTCCGGAAGCGTCACCTCGAGGTAGGTCTTGTACATCAGATCGGCGTTGCGGTTGATCACGGCGACGACGCGCTGGCCATACTGGGGCTTGCCAGTGAAGTTCACGCGGAATGCCTCCATGGCGAAGTTCGTATGACGCTTGTAGAGTACCTTCCAGAAGGTAATGTGGGGATTTCCACTGATGTATGCATCTTGAGCACCATACGCAACGAGCTGAAGAAGACCGCCGCCCATTTAGTTTATTCTTTGCGAGGATATATTCTTCTGCCTTTGACACAATGGCTCGGCGACTGAACCAAACACAGCGGTTCTGCAAGTGTATCAAAAAGGTGGCCAAGAAGGTCAAGACTCAAAAAGGACCGATTGCGATTTGCGTGAAGTCTGTTCTGCAGACGAATGGTCGTACTCTCAAACGATTCAGCTGTGGACGGAAGGGGCGAGTGGTTACGCAGCGGGCATTACGGGGTTGACGTTGAACTTCTCAAGTGCCTCCTTGGCAGCCATTTGCTCAGCCTTCTTGCGGGTGGACCCCTGACCCCGTCCATGAATGGTCGGGCCGTCCATCACCAGCACGCGGATATCCTTGGAGTCCGTCATGGGACTCAACATGCTATAGGTCGGCGTGCACCCGAACTCCCGCTGACAGTACTTTTGAAAGATATCCTTATAGTTTGTCACCGTCGTTACCACGTCCTGAATGTCAAGATAGGCTTCCAGGACAGTCGTCACGAAGGAATACACAATGTTAAATCGGTTACCACAATCTGTCCACAAGGCACCGATGAAGGCCTCGAAGATATCACCGAGCTTCTGGATATTCTTCCTGCCATTGATAGCCACCGACTCTTCATTGTGACGAGAGATCACATAGTAGGTATCCAGTCCTACTTGTTGGCACAATGCTCCAATCCGCTCGTTATTCACCAGCTCCTTGCGAGCATCCGTCAGGAACCCCTGCTTCTTGTCAGGGTACTTGCGTCGCAGATAGGTTGCCACGCAGACACCCAACACCGAGTCTCCCTCAAACTCTAGGCACTCGTAGGATTCATCCTGCAAGGGCATCACCCCAGCAGGACAGGGAGACAACGAAGCGGGTCGCCCATCGGGAGTGGTGTAGTCGGTTCTTTTGACGTAGGTCGTGTGCACCATGGCCGTCTGGAAAATCTTGGGATTTGCCACACGGTAATGAGGGAGACCATGACGATGGAGAAGTCGGTGAATATCCTTCACAGTGAAGAATCGGTTCCGCGGATTATAGGGAGAGTATGTATCGCTCATTGTGACTTGTCTCTTCATGCCAAGTCTTTTATCCGTTTTCTACACAATGGGAGCGGCTCAGTCGATGGCCTACACCGAGGTCCCGGATACCTTGCCCAAACACGACCCGGGCAACGTGATTGAGATCAAGGATGTGCGCTACCGATCCCCGATCATCAAGGATATGGCAGTCGGACTTGTCTTCTTCAACCCCGCCAAGTCCAAGCGTATGTTGATGAACTATCTCTACACGATTGAGAAGCTCAAACATGCAAAGATCCCCTACTATACACTTGAGCTGGTCTACAACCGGCAGGAACCGGAGATTGCGGATGCCTTCCACGTCTACGCCAAGTCGGTGATGTTCCACAAGGAGAATCTCTGCACCTTGCTGGAAGCTAAGATTCCCTGGTATTATTCCAAGGTCCTGTTTCTGGATGCCGATCTGATCTTTGGCAATCCGGACTGGTACTCGGAGGTCTCCTCTGCCCTGTCAGATCACGATGTGGTCCAACCCTTTACCACGGCGGTCTGGCTGGACATCACGTACACCAAGGCCACCCAGATCCGCGAGTCCGTCATCTACATGGACAAAAAGAAGACCTTTGACCACAAGCTCCATCCTGGATTTGCCTGGGGGTTCAGACGCAGTTGGTTCCGCAAGGTGGGGTTCTTTGAATACGGTGTCACAGGAAGTGGAGACACTCTGTCGGCCGCTGCGTGGTTGGGCGTCAAGTTCCCGTCGACCTACCTCAAGCCTGCCTTGGCTCCTGCATACGAAGTGTTTGACAAACTGCCCAAACCTCGTATCACCTGCACGTCGGGACCCATCTTCCACTTGTGGCACGGAACCCACATCAATCGCAAGTACGTGGATCGTCACGCGGTCTTGGATGGCATTCCCGATATTCGCAAAATCATGCGCCCGAACTGGAATGGCGTGTGGGAGTTCAGTGTCAAGGGGCTGTCTGAGAAGCTGTCCGCCTACTTCAATGAGCGAGTGGACGATGGGATTTAGAACTTGTTTTTCACTCTGCACCCCATCTCACGCACCTTCTTCTTTAGTGGACCCTCTCGGTTAGCAGTTTCGATCGGAGTAACAATCTCCGTTTCTTTTTCATTCACTCGTTCCCATACACAGACAAAATCTGTCCACTGATCTCCAATCGGTAAGATATGAAATACTTCACTCACTCTGACAGGAAATATCGCTTCGTTTCCGAGTGAGTATCCCGACCAGACTGCGAGGGACTGCCCGGCATCCGAATAGAATCTCCAGTTATCGCCGGGGTGACAATGGTACATTCCATTCGAAGGAGCGCTGATGTATATAAATCCACCGAGTTTCACAATGCGGGTCAACTCTTTGAACGTCATCCAGAACATAGGATCGTGCTCAAAGCAAGACGACGAAACAATCAAGTCAACCGATCCAGTGGCAAAGGGAAGTGGGTCTCCCGGCTTCACAACAATATCCACGCTGGGATGTGCTTCCATGTCGACACAGATATAGGTAACGCCAGGCTTTTGTTCAAAAAAGGGGCGGAGACTACCATTTATATTGAGTCCACCCACATCCACTACAGTCATTCCTGGCTTTGCAAATATGTCTGCGACCGCCTTTCCTGACAAACTCGCCGTATCGTGCATGATGTGTATCATGCGTGGTGTCTAAACCCGTTTAAAAATAATGTGTTGTAAAAAGTCATATCACGTTGATGGTGAAGCCTCTGTTCACCCTGGCTACTCGTCTCCTCAGCACCAACGGGTCGCTTGTGTGTAATTTGACTCGTATCCGGGGTGGGTTTCTCCCTCACGAAAACCTGGACCAAGCGAAACGTCATCTAGCCGAATTTCAGCAAACACTCCGAGAAATAGAGGAAACTCTCAATCACGCTTCAGCACCTTCAGCTCAAATCCGTAATCAGTCTCCACCATCTTCTCTTCCTGCCGTCTGACAATCTCTGTCATGACCGCTTCTGCCTGGCTGGGCATCATCTCCTCCAGGTATCCCTTCAGCTCCTTCTTGGACAGGGACCATCCCTTCTTCCATTGATTTGGACGTTTCACTGCAAAGGTCATCCCCGAAGTTGCAAGATTAATCTTGTCGGGGAGTTCCTCTCGAGACGTCGCATACAGTGCTGCGAGATCCAGCTCGATTGTACGCCGCTCATCTCGAAGCGTATTCACCTCGGCATTGATGTCGTTGATCTGACGCTGAACGGTTGCGTAGGCAGAAAGGATGGGTTTGAGCTGCTCCATGATGGTTTGCTTCTTAACTGATTTTAGAGTATCCGTTTTATAACAAGGATGTCCTGGCTTGACTCGGAAGAAGTTCAGCGTCTTCGCAAGGTTTACAATCAAGAACACCCAAAAGAAGATCCCGTGCCCGAGGGAACCGATGAAGAAATGTGGGCTAATATTCAGCACCGTCTGTCGGATAAGTGTTCGACGGGATCGGCTGAATGTATCGTGTCATCCCTACTGCAGAAACCCAAGGCTCCGAAAGAGTGGGCAGTCAAGCGCAATGAATGGCTGTCGTCGGATGACATTGATCATGTAGAGAAGAACTACACCAAGCTCTTTGCCAAGTACTTCTTCGTGGGGTGTATCCCGATTGACTTTGATTTGCAGAGTGAGACCCAGCAGTGTCTTGTCAGTTCTCTTTGTAAGATGAAGCTACCTGCTCTGGTGAAAAGGGGTCACGAACAGATCGGTATTGTTTTTAACACCGATCCCCACGATGGACCTGGCGAACACTGGATCGCCCTGTTCTGTGATGTTCGCAAGGATCTAGAGTACCCGCGCATCACGTACTTTGATTCGTATGCCCATGCCCCTGAAAAGGAGATTAAGACACTCATGAAGCGCTGGAAGGCCCAATGGGACGAGACGGGAGTTCATTCGCAGCCTATGAAGATGACCTTCAATGCCACGCGGCACCAGTTCAAGGACTCGGAGTGCGGAATGTACTGCCTGTATTTCCACTACGCCTGCTTAACCGAGATTCCTATGCAAGCAAGAATTCCCGACGAGGTTATGAATGGATTTCGCCAGATCTTGTTCACGTCCCCCAAAAATACAACTGAGGAATAGTAATGGAGCTTGCTATTGGAGCTGCACTGGTTGCGATTGCAGGGTACAGTATGTGGCATGAGGGTATTGACGCAGAAGACCGTTCTCGTAAGCGACTGTGTGATTATTACGTAACGGGTGGTGTATTTGAGGATGCAAAGACAGTCATTGCGTCGGGTCGTCGTCTCCTCGAAGTCCATCTGTACGCAGATGAAAATGGGAAGCCCACTGTCGCAAAGGCCCCCTTGAATCCTGGATTTGATTACACCACCGAGTATTGGACGTTTGATTCCGTCTGCGTGGATCTGATCCAGGCCTGGGCATCAAGCTCTGATCCGTTCATTCTCTCCATCGTGCCGCATACGACCAACAATGTCACGCTCAATATGGCGGCAGACTGCCTGAAGACAACCGTCCGTCATCATTTAACCCGTCGCGCTGATGTCTCGACCCCGCTTGATGAACTGAAACACAAGCTGATCATCGTATCGGATAATGTGCAGGGAAGTGAACTAGGGGCTCTTGTGAATCTGTCGTGGTCGGACTCTAAGCTGCGCCGCCTCCTGTATGGACAGGCAATGCATCCTCGGGATCAGCCCGAGCTCGTCCGCTACAATCGGAACGCGATCTCCCTCGTCGTCCCCGACCCCACCTTTGGCAAACAATCTCTGGATCCTAACATTGCCTCTGCGTATGGATGCCAGTGGCTCCTCTTTACTAGTTCAAGTGTCGCCCCCGGATTTGTTGAAAAACCAGCAGGATTACAATAACTTCTTCACCACTAAACAAAATGACTGCCTGGCTCTCCCACGTTAAGAAGACGATGAAGTCCCACAAGGGCATGAAGTTCGGTCAGGTCCTCAAGCTGGCGGCGAAGACCTACAAGAAGGGCGGCAGCTCGATGTACGGTGGCAGCGATGTCCAGGGTGCCACGGAGGGCAGCAGCTCGTCGACCCTGGACGGCAGCCTCCTCTCCGGCTCTGCTCCGGTCGGTGGTCGTCGCCGTAGCCGTCGCGGTCGCAAGAGCCGTAAGGGAAGCCGTCGTGGTTAAAAACGGAAACCCGCCAGCTAAACAATAGACTGTATGGAGGATCCGCCTAAGACACGTCGCGAGACCAAGAAGACTGCCAAGGAGAAGAAGGCAGATGTCTATTCTGCAAAACATACGCGCCTACAAATCAAGACTAAACCTAAGACGAAGTAGACCGCTGCTTACGAGTCATCTTCTTCTTACGATTCACCTTCCTACGACGAGTTCTGCGACCACCTCTGGGAAGTGCAACACCTCTATTTTTTACTGAATCCTTATACACTCGTTGGGGATCAAGAGCTCCCGTGAATCTCGAAATGTTTGCCATAATTTCAGGCTCGATAGGGGTCTGCCGGGCGATCTGCTCTCCCATCAACTGCATAGTCATCGGCTTACCCAAGGTAATCTTTCGGAGGCTACAACGGTCAAAGGGTTTTCCATCTCTTTCCATCGTGTAAAGGCACTCGTATTTTTGACTATAACCAACCGAAGTAACCCGATCGAACCTAGCAGTTGCCAATGGTCCATCTTGCGAGTTTTCTATGTGCGCGGCGACGAGTTGTCCGAACGCTTGCTTTGATCCATCGGGAAGTCGTTTAATCATGGCTGCTCCATCGATTGCATCAAAATAGATACTCGGATAATACGCATTTCCATCTGCGTCTACGACTTGACCCGTGGCGTGTTTTTCAAACGCATGATCCGCTTCAATACCGCTATACGCAACAGTGGTAACCGTTCCATCTAATGCGACGCTGCGGAATATATCTTCATCCCAAAACATGAGCTTTCCAGTAGAATCAAACCAAATATCCTCTACCATTGATATGTATGCTGCGGGACCAGGTCCGTCAATTATATGATCGTGTCCTTCGTACCCCCTAACCTCACCCGGAATAATAAGATCAGAATCTTCGCCACGTCCAGCAAGAGTTGTCACATTCTGACCCCGAATTGCTCGTATGTGATACATCTCGCCAACATAGATGGTTCCATCGGGGCCCTTTGTCATCCTTTGTGGATTATAGAATCTTGCAGTTGCAAGGGTTCCGTCTGCATAATTTGGACCCATGCCACCGAATCCGTTCGGCATACCAGCAAGACCGGCATAGTGAGTTACGGTTCCAGTTGGAGACACTCGTTGAATCGTGTAATCTGGGTAGCTGATATAGACACTTCCGTCGTTATCTACCATCAGAATATTACAACCCATAATATGCCTGGTGACATTGATACTAACCACTGTGCTGACAACGTTCGCCATTGTGTATCTACAATATTAAAGAAGACGCCGATGAGAAATCCGAAACGTGCGCCGATGATCGCGGTCCTTCGTGCGACCACCCGCTGTTTTGCGACATGTTTTTCCATGATACGTCTTTTTAGAGCAGCCGCTCTTGAAATACGCAAGTTGGTGAGCAAACCCCTTGAAGGTTGGCATGGGTGTTCCAACCTTTTTTGATAAGGCACTCAGCAGACCATACATCCACTTCATGTACGCCTTGCG